GCCAACCGAAGAAGGTGAATACGTCGCCGCCGAAGGAGAATTTGGCCGACATGAAGCGTGATGCAGCGAGTGGGATCAAGGAAGGTTCCAGTCAGGATCAGCGACTTGATGCAATGCCTGCAAATCAGGCTGGTCCATCTAGACCACCGCAGATGCAGACTGCACCTGCTGGTAACTTGCCACCTGATTTGCATCATGTAGGTGCCGCAACGAGTATTGCGCATGCGATCCTGAACCGCAGGCCAGGAGGTATGTGATGGCGCAACAGCCCACGGTGTATCTACCGAGTGTGCAGAGAGTTGGTCCCATCATTCCGCCGCAACCTGCTACTGCTTCGCGTCGCCAGCCCGGTTTACCTATTCCACCACAACCTGTGATGCCACCCGAGGGTATCGGTGCCGTTACTGATCCGACAGCGGATGCTGGTGGTGATGCACAGTCACCAACTACGATGGTGCTGAATTACTTGAAGCAGCGTGGATTTCAGCCATCGAGTGAGAATGTGCGGCGTGCACTTGAAGCGAATGCTCGTGATCCTGGTGTGATCCCTGGTTTGCGCAGTGATCGACCCGCAACTGATGCAGAGGATCAGGCTGCCATGCGTAGTGGCGGCGGCGGCGGTGGCGGATCGCCGAAGACATCTGCGTTCCCACAGCCTGTTGATCTGAACTGGCAGACAGTGCAGCCATTTCCATCGAAAGGCAGCAGTGCTGATCCGACGAACACACTCACTACCACTGCGGATCAGGCAATGCGCTTCGGGTTGCCTACACCTGCGACGCCGACTGCGCCAGCGAGTGCAGGACCACCTGCTGTTCCCGAAGTTCCACGCTCACCAATTGATATAGCGTTGGATCGTGCAACTAATCCTGCCGGACCTGAGTTGCCTGCACCACCAATTCGTCCTGGCATCGCAGGTCCACCTGAAGTTCCTGCAATCGCTGGTCCGCAAGCACAAGCTGCACTGCCACCACCACCGGAAGTGCCGATGCTGCCTGCACCACCACGACAAATCACTGGCCCACCAATGCCGGGTGAAGCTGCGGTTGCGCAACCCGACACTACCATACCATTGCCTAACCAATCACCGCAAGGTCAGCAGGGTGGACGTGTGCGTGTTGGTAATGTGACACCGAAGATTGCACCGGGCAATCCAATACAAGGTGCGCCTATCGAACCTGGGCCTGTTATGGGACCGCTTGGGCGTAGTGTTGTCGGGGGGCTTGCAGGCGCACGTAGGGGCATTCCCGGTATTGTTGCTGGTGCAGCACCAGGGGCTGTTGATCTCGGTGCATACATCGCTAAGAACTTGCACTTGAGGTAAGCATGCCACTACCGCGTAGAGATGCACCCCTTCGTCTTGCTGATGGTCGTCTTGTGTATCCTGATGGCCGCGTGGATCATGATGGTGGGGAGGTAACTGGTCTCATCGAAGTGCCAACGCATGCAGAAGCACAGCGGATCGTAACTGCTGCGCGTCGCAAGCTGAGTGAGTTGCCCGAAGTGCCGCGCACTATGAATGCAGTGAGTGTGGTGCTCGCGTATTCACTGTTCGGGCTGGACGATGAAGAGATTGCCATTGCCACAGGACTGAGTGTCGAGCAGATCGGTCGCATCAAGGTTGGTGATCCGTATACACAGATGCACGATGCAGTTGTGCGCACGGTGCTAGACAGTGAAACCAACGTTGTTCGCGAACTGTTTGTGAAGAATGCACGCAATGCAGCGCATGTCGTGGTTCGCGCAATGGAGGAAGGCACTCGTTCGGATCGTATGGCTGCCGCTAAGGACATATTGGATCGAAGCGGTCATCGTCCTAGCGATGTTGTTGAGCATCGTCATCGGATGGATGGTGGTCTGGTCATCGAGATTGTGAAGCGTGATGGTGCACAGATGCCTGTCATAGACATGGAGCCAAGTGAATGACGATCAAGAGTGATCAGCATGGGTTCGAGGTTCAGGCTGCACGCCCTGCACTGTCACAGACAGTTGCAATAACGACAGGGAGTGTGCAAAGCGCCGCATTCAGCACTGGTCCAGTTGGTGCGTATTCAACCAACCCAGCGATGTATGGTGCAGCGATCACTACACCGAACAACACAATGCATGTGCGGCTGGTTGCTACGAGTGATTGCTGGGTAGCGTTCGGTGCCAATCCTACCGCAGTCAATAGTGGCACGGCATCGATCCTGTTGCCTGCTGGTGTGCCTGAGTATTTCTGGGTGTATCCAGGTGAGCGTGTTGCAGTGATACAGAATGCCGCTGCTGGTGCGTTGAATGTTGCAGAGATGGTAGCCTGATGTTCTTCGGTCTTGGTCATGTCGGGAGACAGATGATACGTGGTAGTGCTGGTGCACCGTCACTTGATATTTCGTTCGGTGGTCCGACGCTCGATCCGCGCCTCACCTTCACGCGCGCCAGCACTGCGACGTATTTCAACGCCACCGGCACGATGCAGACCGCAGCGACCAACGCACCGCGGTTTGATTATGATCCGGTAACGCATGTGTTGCGTGGGCTGCTGATCGAGGAGTCGAGAGTTAACTACCTGTTGCAGAGTGGGAACTTGTCGGCGGCGCCATGGACTTCCGGAAGCGCGTTTGGCCCTCCGGCTCCCGTTGTTACCGGCAACAATGCCGTTGCTCCAGATGGGACAACGACAGCAGCCAGGATTGATCTGCCCGCGTGTTCGGCGGGAGGGTTGATACAGGTTTATCAGAACTCTGTCCTAACCGCTGCCTCAACATTTTCGATCTATCTCAGAGGCGCCGTGGGAGGCGAACAAACGTACGTCATCGTCTCAGGCACTACCTATGCTTCCTTGCGTGTTACTCTGACGACGGCATGGCAACGATTTGTGGTTGTTGCTCCGGCTTTCGGGGGCGGGGCAAATTTGCTAATCGGCACTGATCTGCGTGACGGTGCGCAGACCGCGACACCAGCCGGAACCATCTATGCATGGGGTGCACAGCAGGAACCCGGCGCCTTCGCCACATCCTACATCCCCACGACAGCGGCAGTGGTAACGCGCTCGCAGGATCAGTGCGTGATACCGCAAGCAAACATGGGGTTCTTCGTGGCGCCCGGTGGTTCGTGGTCTGTTGAGTTCATAGACTTCTATAATTCTGGAACAAGCACGCGTATTTTGTGGTCCGCAGCAGGCGGCAGCCCCACTCCAATGTATCTCGATCCGGCTAACCACTTGAGTCAATATGATGTCGCGGGTATCGTTTCAACAGCCAACGCTATAACACTCAATGTTGTGCAGAGGGGTGCAACCACCTGGGCACCTGGTGCTGCGAAGAATTGCCTCAATGGTGATGCAGTTGCCACGACTGCCACGATGACTGCTGGCTTTGCTGCACTCGCGACAGCGAATTTGTATCTTCTACAAGGGAACATACCCGCCGAGGCTCAGAGCGGCTATATCCGCCATGTGCGCTATTGGCCGCGCGTCTTGTCGAACAGTGAACTGCAAGCGGTGACGATGCTTGATCCGCCAACGCTCGATCTCGTATTCTCCGGCCCAACGCTCGATCCGCGCATCACCTTCGCACGTGCATCCACTGCGACATACTTCGACAGCAGTGGCGTGATACAGACGGCGGCCACCAATGCGCCACGCTTTGACTACGACCCGGTGATGCATGTGCTGAATGGGTTGCTGATTGAGGAGCAGCGGACGAACATAACATTGCAGAGTGCTGATGTTTCAAATGTTGTGTGGAACAAACAAGATCTTGGCTCAGGCATTCCTGTTGTAACAGCAAATCAGACAGCCGCGCCTGATGGAACGGTATCTGCGGGTAGAGTGGTGTTCCCCGTAGTAAGCGGTAACGGCGGCAGCGTGATAGCACAAACAATAACCGTAACAGCCAACCCCTATTCGTTCACCGCGTGGATGAGGGGCAATGTCGGTGGTGAGCAAGTCTATCTCATGATAACGCCTGATGGCTTGCTTTATTATCGGATGCTGGCGACCCTTACTACCGCATGGCAACGATTCACACTTTCCACACCAGCACTGCCTGCTGGCGCTGTATATCCGCAGATTGGCATCGATAAGCGTGATGCCTCACAGATCAACACGCCAGCGCAGACAATTTATGTCTGGGGCGCACAGATCGAGCAGGGCGCATTCCCCACATCCTACATCGCTACGACCGCAGCAGCAGTGACGCGAAGTGCAGATAGCTGCACGATGCTAACTTCGTCGTTCGTCACCAACGCCTTGTCGTTTAGCTATGCGGTCGAAGGGCTGCTGCCAACTTCCGGCGCAGGGCCAATATGGGTGGAACTGGACGACGGAACAGCCGCCAACCGATCATTGCTGACCACAAGCACAATCAATCTACAATACTTCCAAAACATCGGCGGTGTTACAACAACGAACAACGCGTCGCTCGGGAATATCACTCCGGGGGCTGTGTTCAAGTCAGCAGTCTCCACCGCATCTACGCAACATAAATACGCATTGAATGGCGCTGTGTCCGCACCTGACCCAAACGCAGCCAATCCTCCGCCAGTTACGACGCTCGGGATTGGCAGGGGGACATATATCGCTGGTTCATCCTACATCCGTCGCGTGCGCTATTGGTCACGTGCGTTGTCGAACAGCGAACTGCAATCGGTGACAACATGAGCGGCACATACTTCGACTATCGGCTGAACTTCCTGGTGACAGACCTCGCGCTTGCGCTCGACGGCTTCGATGCGCTGCGTGCGGAGTTAGGGATCGAGACCAACACACTGCTGGGGCACATGCTCGGTGATCTGCGCGATGCCGATGGTAACGTTGTCGTTCCACAGCCTCGCGATATTGGCGAGCCGCCAGATACCAGTGTTGTGTGGATCGGTCGGTCAGGGATAGCTGCATACACCTACACGGACCCCAATGATCGAGTGGTCGAGGTTCCGGCACGCGGTGATCCTGCGCGCTACTACATGCACATCCGAACTGAGACGGATCATACCACTGTAACCACCGACCTGACACAGTATGGTATGACGGCAACTGATCCTGATGAGAGCGCCGCCGTGCTTGGTGTGTGGGCTGGCGATGAGTAAGCGTTACAAGATCGTTGAAGGTGGGATGCACGACCGGTTCCATCAGTCGATGAAGAAGGTGCAGTTCATCGGTGGTGGGTTCGGTAATGGCAAGACGGCAGCAACATGTATCAAGGCGTTGAAGCTATGCAAGGATTATCCAGGGTGCAACGGATTGATTGCGCGGAGCACGTATCCGAAGCTCAACGATACGATCCGGCGCGAGTTCTTACAATGGTGTCCTACGCACTGGATCAAGCGTATGCCAAGCCGGGACGAGAATACACTTTTGCTGAAGAATGGAAGCACGGTCAACTTTCGATACGTTGCACAGCAAGGGAAGCAGACAGAGGACTCCAAATCGAACTTACTATCAGCGACATACGATTGGATTGTGGTTGATCAGTTGGAAGACCCTGAGTTCTCACACAAGGACTTCATGGACCTGATGGGTCGGTTGCGTGGCAATACCGAATACATTGGTGATGAGGTGGGTATGCCACGTGTTGGCCCACGTTGGTTTATGGCTACTCTCAACCCAACTCGCAATTGGTGCTATCGAGAGATCGTAAAGCCGCTGCATGACTTTACTGAGCGCGGCATGATCAGTGAGAAGCTGTTGTGCGAGGTGAGTGATGATGGCAAGCCGATCATCGTGGATGGCAAGCCTGTTCCACTCATTGAGTTGTTCGAGGGCAGCACTTACGAGAATGTGGACAACGTTGGTGAGGACTACATCCGAGGCATGCTCGCCACCTACACAGGCAGCATGCGAGAGCGTTTCGTATTCGGTAGATGGGGGGCACTTAGTGGTCTCATCTATCCACAATTCGATGAAACTGTGCACGTCCTACCACATGAAGATGTTAGGTCATACCTGCGCCAGATGCGGGCTACCGGCTTTCAGCCTACGTTTGTTGAAGGATACGACCACGGACTATCTCGACACTCCTGTTATGGACTGTTCTTCGTTGATGATGACGCCAATGTGCTACTGCTCGATGGGTTCCGCATTGCAGAACTTACCGTCGCTGCTGCGGCAAAGTATATATCGACGCTACGTGCAGAGTATCGAATTGAGGACGACGAACTTGGCCCAGCGTTCGCTGATCCTGATGTATTCAGGCGCAAAGCAGGGAACGCGCGAACCGTAGGTGAGACTGTAGGGCAGATGTTCAGTGATGAGGGCATCCGCATGCAACGTGGCAACAATGACATCAACGCTGGTATCAGCAAGAACTGGCAATACCTGACGCCGCTGCCACTGCATGAGAACCCAATCACTGGTGCACGGTTCGCTCCGCACTTCTATGTCAGTGACAGATGCAGTTGGTTCATCGATGAGATCACCGAGTATTACTTCCAGCGTGATGGCAGTGATGAGACGACAGACAAGCCTGTAGATCGCAATGATCATGCGATGGACATGTGGAAGTATGCCATGTCCAACCGTCCCAGGTTGGCGCGCTACACAGGTAAACCTGATCTGCCACCTGCATGGTTGGCATGGCATGAGATTGAACGGCAACAGCAGCGCGGCCCG